CGGCGAGGGAGTTGGTCGAGCTGGGCTTAATCCGTCTGGAGGGCATGGGAACAAGGGCTTTGAGAGCAACCATCCTGTAACTGTCCCACCGGTGGGACGCCACTGTTCCATCGGTGGGACGCCACTATCCCGCCGGTGGGACACAGGGTCCTAGTTCTTATTCTTGTTCTCTGTTCTTCGTAGAAGTTATGACCCCCGGCGGGAGAAGTGTCGAGGAGCGGCAAGCAGTACGGTGCTCGTTCGTGGGTGATCGTAGGGCGCCATGATCAACCGTCGGCCGGACAGCCGCTGCTTGCGGGGCCGGGGGGAGGTCCCAAAAAATCAAGACTCCAAAGCTCGCGGCGCTGGCGCGCCCAATCTTTGCTAAACTGCTTTATTTTCAATTTGTTAGGCAGTGCCAAAACGGGAGATTTGCACCAGCTTTTTTCTCGACCGTGATTGCCAGCGAGGTCAGGCGAATCGAGTTTTATAGGCTAGGCCTCCATTTTAGGACGCACATGGAATGTCTCATTGTCGTTCTGCCCTGCGCTCACCGGTTAGCAAGCCGAGATGGCACCTTAACAATGGCGGCGCAGGCGGCATTGCGAGCGCTGGCACAAAGAAAACGGTAACCGGAGTCCATCATCTTCGTTATCCGAAGGTCCGTCGCGAACAGCCGCGATCTAAAGGCTCTCTGTGATCTCTGGCATTACCTGCTGCACCATCCTGCGCCGCCAACGGCAACGACGAACCCGTCTGGCGCTAGATGAGGACCAGTAACGCGTCGAAACACATCGAGCTGTGTGTGTTTTCAAGTCAGCTACAAAGTCCCCGGTTCGTGGCGGTTTCGTGCTAATGTTTAGCGGCTGATTAGACGTCGGAGTCTGTCCCATGCCCCGTGGCCGCAAATCTGGAGCTTCGCTCTCAGTCGTGCCTCTCGTCCCGGGGCAGGGCCGCCCAGAGCCGCCGACAGGATTAGATTCCCTCGAACAGCGTATATGGCGGGACGTCGTCGACGCACTCCCCGCGCATTGGCTCGATCCAGCTGGTCAGCTGATTCTACGTCGGCTCGTTGCGCAGGCCGCGATCTCCGAGCGGCGTGAGGCGCGGTTGCGCCAGCTGCGGGCGCAAGACCAAGACGGTGGCGAAGACGCCGACGCCCTTGCTGCGCTGCATGGTGTATCGGCAAAGACGGTCGCTTACCTGCTCGGCCAGCTGCGCGCCACGCCGCGCTCGCGCATCGTGCCTCGTGCGGCCGGCCCGCAATTTGAGCAGGCTCCGAAGCTGCGGCCGTGGGAAATCAAGGCTCGTGCCTAAGCGCAAACAAAATCCGAACGACGAAAAGGTTACGGCGGCCGACATCATCGCCTTCATTGAGGAAATCTGCTTCATTCCGGAAGGCAAGTACGTCGGCAAGAAGTTCGAGCTTTTCGACTGGCAGAAGCTTGAACTCGAGCGCATCTATGACAATCCGCACGGCACCCGGCGTGCCATTATCAGCATGGCGAGGAAGAACGCGAAGAGCTCAATCTCCGCCTGTCTCCTGCTTGCGCACCTATGCGGCCCGCCAGCGCGTAACAAGCCGAATTCCCAGCTCTACTCGGCGGCGCAGTCGCGTGACCAGGCGGCGATCGTTTTTAACCTGGCAGCTAAGATGGTACGGCTCAATCCTGAGCTTTCGCGCATCGTCAGGATTCGAGAGAGCTCCAAGGAGCTCATCTGTTCCGAGTTAGGGACGAAATACCGCGCGCTCTCCGCCGATGCGACGACGGCGCATGGGTTGAATCCGAGCTTCATTGTGCATGACGAACTCGGCCAGGTTCGCGGTCCACGTTCGCCACTTTATGAAGCACTTGAGACCGCAACCGGTGCGCAGGAGGCTCCGCTCACGATCATCATCTCGACGCAAGCGCCAACCGACGCCGATCTGCTCTCCATCCTGATCGATGACGCGAAAGCAGGGCATGATCCGCATACCGTGCTTTCGCTCCACACCGCGCCGCCCGAGCTCGACCCATTTGCCGAGGAGACAATCCGTCTCGCTAATCCAGCGTATGGCACATTCCTTAACGCGCGGGAGGTGCTGGCCATGGCAGAGGCCGCGCGGCGGATGCCGGCGCGAGAGATCGAATATCGCAATCTGATTCTGAACCAGAGGATCGAGGCGTCGAATCCTTTCATCTCGCCGATGGTGTGGAAGGCATGCAGTGGTCCGGTTGCGTCGCTTGAGGGTATTCCGGTTTATGGTGGGCTCGACCTTTCCGCGGTGAATGATTTGACGGCGCTCGTCCTCATCGGCTGGCGTGGTGGGAAATGGCAGGTTCACCCAACTTTCTGGTTGCCGATCGAAGGATTGAGCGCACGGGCGGCGGCGGATCGCGTGCCTTACGATCTGTGGCATTCGCAAGGGCATCTGCAGGCAACGCCGGGCAAGACTGTGTCCTACGAATTTGTGGCGCATCATCTGCGCCAGTTGTTTCAGCGCTATAATATTCAGAAGCTCGCTTTCGATCGCTGGAATTTTCGCCATCTCAAGCCGTGGCTATTGCAAGCCGGCTTCAGCGAACAGCTTGTCGCAGAGCGCTTTGTCGAGTTCGCAGGGCGTCGCGAGCATGTCGCCGGCGCTGCGCGACCTCGAGCAAGTCTTGCTCGAGGGTCACCTCGTGCATGGGGGCCACCCAGTGCTGTCGATGTGTGTGAGTCATGCCGTGGTCGTGGTTGATGATGCCGGCAATCGTAAGCTCAGCAAGAAGAAGTCTTCGGCCAGGATCGATGGCGCTATCGCATTAGCGATGGCAATCGGCGTGGCGCCGTTGCAGACGAAGCCAATCGATATTGAAGCTCTGATTGCCTAACAAGAAAGGCCCCCGTGTCAGCCACGGGGCCATGAAAGGGGTCGTTCCTGGCGCAATTGGTACAGCACCTCTTGATGGTGCGCAATGCAGGAGCCTCCTCGATGACTACGCCTATTCGCCTGACTGATCTGCAGCTCACTCAGGTCATGCGGCTAGCCCGTCCGCTGTCTGTGAATGTGCGCGCGGCCTTTCTGCAACGCTTGGCGAACGAGCTAGGTGTCCTAGGCGAGCTCGGTGATGTGTTTCGGACGGCGTCGCGAATTCAACGCGAGTTCTTCGATCCACCCGATCCCTCCGAATGGTCTGTGTGAGCGGTTTGCCGCTCGTGTTGGTAGACGGGGTGGCGAGGGTCGAGCGGCCAGCCGTCCGGGCCGACACCGGGTGCGTAGCCGAGGGTTTCGGTTTGCTTCTTCGCTGACGAGTGACAGCTTGCGCAAAGAGACTGCGTTGCGCCTAACCAAAACATATTCCAATCGCCATGATGCGGTTCGATGTGGTCGCACACGGTTGCTGCAACCGGAATTCCCCGCGCGAGGCAGAGGCGGCAAAAGGGTTCCATGCGCAATTGATACCGTGCTCGCTTGCGCCATCGTTCAAGTTGATACCAATCCCGCCAACCGCGTGGCGTCACGCGCTCAGGATTATAAAGCTTACTCATCCTCGCTCCGCCCCTCGGCACATTGTTTCTCTAACACGATCCAGGCTGTCTGTGGGACGGCTCCGTTATAGCCGTGCTTGCGCACGAGCTGCCGGAGGCCTGTTCACCGCTGGTGCGCTGGCCGTTATCCGCTATGCGGCCCTGGCTCACAGCTTTGTTGGCGCAGCGGCCCACCAGGGTCGCTGCGATCGCGCTCGCCAACAAGATCGCGAGAATGGCGTGGGCCCTGATGGCCAGAGGTGACCGCTACAGGGAACCCTTCGTACTCGCGGCGTGATCGATCGCGCCGACCTACGGCGTGATGTGAAGGTTGGGAGGGCCAACAGCACGTAATGCAGAGCCGGTCGATCCGGCGATCAGGACAACCCACTTGTGCCGGTGCATCTCGAATGCGGGCTTTTGACCGGGACCTGATCCGCGGAAGGCATTATGGCCAGCGGTCATGTGAACCGCACGAACAGGCCGAACACATGGCTGCACCGACCAGCCTGCAAACGTGAAGAAAAGCCTTGCCAACTCGGAGCCGTCCACACATGGCACAGAGCGGACATATCGAGGCAAAGTCGCGATGTCCGCTTTGAGAGTGAAGCGGCCATGGTCTACGTGACAGCATGCCGCCCATCCACTGGTGCTTCCGCGGAACCAAGATCCAGAGGCTACATGCATTTGAAATGGTCCTGCGTTTCGACGTATCGCGCAGCCCTCACCAAAACGAACCTCGGTTGATCGCATCCACGGCATGACGGGAAACGCTTTCCAAACAGGCAAGTCACTTCATGCTCCTGTGCGTGTGTAGGATCGTGGGTCACCCGATAAATTCCTGAATGCGGCACCGCGTCCCCAGGCTTAAATTGAGCGCCAATCGGGGCCATGGCTCAATCTCCGTCCTATAGATTTAGGCACTCTGCATCACCGGAGCAGCAAGAAGTTCGTTGTTGACCCAAAGCGGTCATTGACGCCACGCCCTGCGAATTCCAGACCATCGCGCTGGCCGACGAGGTGATCGAATGAGGGCGCGGGGTCATCACGCTTTTCGGCGGGGCGCGGTGG